GTCTTGTAATGCTTCAAACGGAACCGTTGGATACGGAAATGTCTCAAGAACGTTAGAGCCTAGGATAGCGCCGGTATTTCGTGCCTCATCTACCATAGAGAGTTGGGATGCTGAGGGGAAATAATCGACAGTAACCTGTCCTGCTGTTGTTTTAAGAACACCAAAGTCGATCTTAGCAAGAAACACATCACGCCCCTTTTCAACATAAGGGTTCCATTGTTTGGACATAATCCCAAGGTTAGAAACACGGGCAGCAGTACCACCGCCGGTATAGGTTCCGGTAAAGGTTGCAGGACCAATAACAACGGTATCAGTGTCAGTAATGCTCACCACAGGATAGATGCCTGTCCCTGTAAGGCCTGAGATCCCCTGAGCATTCTCAATATAGATATAATCATTAACATTAAGCGTATGATCTATGATTTTAAGGATTATATTTGGCGCAGAGAGCGTCATATTAGTAATTTGCATCGCTGGAGCATTACGCGACTCTTGAGGGTCGACAATAAAGACAAATCCTTGTTGGTTTCCTGCTATAACTTGCCTAAATTGAGCGGCAATCGTACCACTATTCCATGCAAAGTTAGCGGTATCCCAGGTTTCTGTCTGGTTGGCCCATGTTGCGCCCACTTGTTGCTCAAAGTAACCAAAAGCGGTAATGCAATCATCATTAAATGCCCATGAGCCGGTCTTATAGTTATAGACAAGCACACGGGTAGGGTATTTTTCTGATGGGACTTCGTTAGTTGGTGGGAAGGTCCAGTACACCATCTCGGTAAAATAATCTCTAATTCCCCAAATACGTGCAGGGCCACTATCTTTATCCCGTATATTGAAGATTTCATCAGGGATAAGGTTATCTATTCGGTCAACGTTTGATCCATTACAGGCATGCACGCCGGTGTTTCCGATGGTGAGGATGAGTTTGTCGAATGCAACAGAAGAAAATGAAGCTTCAGAGCCGAGCTCAGTATTAATTTTTTGCCAGATGAAGGGTTGAATTTCATTACCAGTATATGCCAGTTCCCATGTAGAGCGTTCGAAGTAAACGATAAGACGATCCTTAATGAATTCTGCGCTAATAATCTGTTCTTCAGTTGTCGCATCAATGTAACCGCCTCCGTCAGCATTAGTTCCTCCTGTGGATTGATTAGGTTCAAGCCATGCATTAGTAGCAAAAGGGCTTCCGTTGTGTGAGAAGCGGCATCTATTAACAAAAGCAACGTTGGTTACTGTTGGTCCAGCAGTTATAACATGCTCGATGGTATTAAGCAGAAGTAATCGGTTTTTAAAAGGGATAATGATCCGTGCTGTTTGGACATAGCTACCTCCGCTTTCAAAAATGGTACTGGTCGAGAAAGCTGCCCATGTATTTGCAGGGTTACCAAACGTGTACATAGGGTCATCGTTAACGCCAGGAGCACCAATCGTTGCGTTAAAATTGGTTACAAAAAGGACAGGGGGGCTATCAGTTATAGCTTGCCAGTTACAGGTCCAGAAGAAATTAAGATCGGTTCCGTGCCAGACGGTCGTCCCGGAACGACTCCATGAACCACCAGAAAAAAGATAAGCGAACTGCGTATCAAAAGCATAGCTAGGATGGTTGTTGATAGCCCCTGTTTCGTAGTTAGCAAGCCCCATAACCGGTTCTGCTGGGTAGAAATAAACAGCAGTCAGTGCAGTTACCCCGGTAAACACATAGGCGCCTGTGCCAATATTGAAGGTATAGGTACTGGCAGCGCCGGTTTTAAGCATCGGTTGTGCGCCAGCAGATGAGCTATAAACGGTGAACATGGTATCACCTATAGAGAACATCTGTCCTACTTTAAAAACAGCACCGGGCACCGTCCCTGAAGCAGCTCCTCCGCCATCTGTGGTTGCGACAAGGATACGCAAGCGGGAATATAAAGGAGCGACGGCAGCGCTGCTCCATCCGGAACCCATAAGCTCTGATCCGAAGCGCTTTCTTAGGCGCCCACGAAAGATATATGCATTAGTAAGTTCTGCCCATGCATCGTCCGGGATCAGCCACGGCTTAAGATCCGTCTGCAATCCTGATCCGATAGGAGCAATCATAAACCGATCGTATGCCATGTTAAATTCCCATTACGAGGTAGTAAACATTCACAGCGTTATTATTACTGATGTTTTGAATGGTTATAGAGGTTGTCGTAAAAGCACGCATTAAGGCACCATCCATGGTAGACCCGCCAACTTTGGTGAAACTCATCTGGATATTAAAGACGGTGGTGAAAGCCCCTGGTCCAACGATAAAGGTACTTGTTGAAGTTGTTGATAATGGCACGCTAAATGTTCCCCATTTGAGCAGGATCCCAGAAGGAAGTCGTGTCCACCCGGTGGTAGCATAGACGGCTGATGTAAATTCTATGGGATTAGGAACAGTGGCCGAGGTGCTATTTCTTAAAATAAACATCTCAGGTTGTGCGGTAAGCGCAGACGTTTTGGTATAGATAGCCATATTCGTTGCGGAAGTGGTAGGATCACCAGCTGCTACGGGGAGTGTAACGGCAGCATTACCGTTAGGGGACAATAAGGTCCCGATGGCGATAAAGTTATTTTGTATATCGGCCTGAGATTGGGACAACAGGTCAGTCGAGGCTGGTATATTTGGTTGATAGGACATTACTACTCTCCTTTAATGGTCAAAATTCAGGGTACTTTTCAGTACTTTATGGTCAAAAAACAAACCAATTAATATAATCCACCACCGAAACCCCATCCGCCGCCAAACCCGGACATGCCTGTTTGTTCGGTATAGATGGTAGCAGTTCGTTCGTTAGTGAGTTGTACAATCGTCTTACGCAGGACAAGTGCCTCTTGTTTCTTGTATTCAGGCAGGATCATCTGGACGCTATCCATGTCCATACGATCTTCGAATACTTTTTTAGCAGCGCCATAAGCGATGTATTGCCACCATTGAGCAAGTTCAGGAGACTGTGTGCTATCGAGAAGTTCAGTAGGGCGGATATATACTTCCATATTGATGCGATATGCCTGGTCTGGCACCGGCCTTAAAGTGAACTTATCATCATAAAAGAGCATGCCAAGTGGTCGTGATGGCACATAGGGAACCGTCTGGCTGTTAACAACGGCGCCTGCGCCAGGAGTGACGGGGAAGGTAAAGTCATAAGCACCGGTTACATAGTTAATAGTTCCGTATGATGTTGCTGCGTTAGGAACGACAAGGTCACCTATTAAACTTCCTACGCGTGGCACGTCTTCTAATACAATAGAACCATTATTAGCATCAAGAGAATCAAAAAGAACGTTATTCTGAAGTATAGGTCCATTAGTTATCGTGCCGGTAAAGGTGGTGGTTGATCCGTCGCCGGTTCCTATTTGTTGAACAAAATTGATAAAAGGGTAGATCCCAAAAAACTGTTCACGAGATTGTGAGTAGAAGGAGTCATACCCACCGATGTAGATGGGTGGGTGAACAGAGATGTATTTGTTTTTAAAGTTGTAGAGTGGGTCGGTGGGGGTTGTGTTGGTTGTTTCATAGGTATCGATATATGGTTGTGCAAAAAAGGTGAATGTTGTTCTTAACGAAAACAGACGTAGGTGCTCAGGAAAATCATAGAGCACGAAGGTATTAACATATTGATCGATATCGGCATCGGTAAGTTGGGCACTCGATGGTGCTCGAGTCAGTCGCCTTACCTTAGTTCTTATATTAGCTAAGGTTGATAGTGTGGTATCTGGCATTACTCTCTCCTTTTCTCCTTAAAGTATATTCTGAAGCGCTGCCTGCAAAGTGCTATTAACTTCACCGATCGGTACAACCTGAGCACAGATCTGGTCATGAGGGGTAGGATCAGACGGTATAGCAAAAGTATCAAAGTTTGTTGTATTGATGTCGATAGTGAAGGTAACATCATCAACAACCGTGATTGTACCGGTCATCCCATTAGCCTGTTGCATGCCATCGGCCGGTGGGATATCCAATCGAGCAATGATCCCATCAATGTATCCATGAGCGGCATGTGTCACGACCGTTGCAGGGTTGCTATTGGTTATAGACACGATGATATTCATGACCGGAAAGAACTCAGAATTTTGTACAATCTGACAACGATCCAGAACAGCCATGATTAGATACTCTCAACGGTAACAAGTGGACCGCCAACAGGAGTAAGGTCATCAAGGTCGACAAACTCTAGGCTTTGAAACCCAAATCGTCTCACTTTCTGGCCGATTTTCATGGAAGGACGACCGTTTTCATCGGTAGCATATGCATGGACTGGGTACCAACCATTTTTATTAAGATGTTTTGCAACACCAAGTGGGATGGTATACACCTGGCCATCATGAAGTTCATAGTTCTCTACAGGGTCTTCTTTATAAGCTTTATAGCAGAAGCTCATAGAGCCGCCTTCTACTTCATAAAATTTAAAGATCCCTTTAACTGGTTCGCGATCTTTGTCGCGCATATATTTAAGGTTTGCTTTGATCTTAGATTTTTTCTCATTGATTTGTGCAACCGTATCTTCTCTTTTTACGATTGAATCTGAGCTTTTTAATCCTGTGTTCATACGTTCTCCTCATCTAAATAATACGCTAAAGGAGGGGAAGCGCTTCCCCTCCATCGATATCTTACAAGCCGCCAAGTACTGACTTGCCTGCACGCCAGTACACAACGTCGTTAGCAACGCCGCCTGGAAGCAATGCTCCAGCTGTAAGGGTCATGCCAAGAAAGCCGGTATTAACGGTAGCATCACTCAAGATGTCAGGTACTGGTGACATAGCAAGTGCACCAGCTGTATCTTCACCCACTGGAACAACCAATGGATAAGATGCAGGCATTTGAGCTGCTGTTGGGAAGGTAAACGCACTAAATGATGTTGTGTCGATATTAACAGTGAAGTTATTCGCATCAACAACAGTTACCGTTCCTGTTAAACCATCAAGCTGTGTCATTGCAGACACTGATGGGATAATGAAACGAACCAACTGGCCATTAACATACCCGTGAGGGATTGTTGTCAGCACGTTAGCCGATGCCGCTTGCGAGATGTTCGCAATGAATCGACGACGTGGGTAGAACAATGGATTGTAGTTAATGATACGGTAGAAACCAGCGCCACCAACTGCACCAGGGGCTGTAGCCAATGTATTCTGGATACGGAAGCTTGTGTTAGCTACAACAGTATCAATCACGAATTCAGGGCCACAAATGTTTGATTGTGCAGCAATGCCACTCAAGCGAACAATAGATGTTCCAGCTACCAAGCCAGCCGTTGAACCTGTTGCAATAACAGGACGTGTAGCGTTGGTACCAGAAACTGTCGCTACAGGTGTTCCGTAAGGGTTACCTGATGGATCATAAAGGGTAAATGCGTTATTAGCTGTAACGTTAACCGTCACTGCGCCTGCAACACCAGCAATCTTAACGATACCGGTACCGTTAGGCATACCACGTTGCCACCAGAAATCAAATCCGTTAGCAGCAGCAGAAGTGCCTTGGTTAGCTTGTGTGTAGTTAAGTACACGAAGCCAGTCAACGTTTGATGGAATAACAATTGTTTGGTTAACAGCTGTGGCAGGTTGTGTAAACGTGCCTTGTGTCAATATAGAACCGTCCATAGTATCTCCTTATGCTTGTGTTGCGCGAAGATTGATAACCCAAAGATCGTTAGTGATTCTTGGGACTTCAGCAAATTTATAACCAACCGAAGCATTAAGAGCCAATGGTCCATCATAAATTGGTGGTCTGTAGATAAAGCTTGCAGAGTATCCATCTTGTTCGATACAAGCATAGGCTTCCATGCCAACACAGAAAATGTTAAACACGTTATTTCCAAGCGCTGAAGCGTTAGCAGTAACAGACCCAATTGAGCTAATTAAAAATCTCAAATTGCCAATCGCACCCCATTCGCTGCGCAGGGCGTTCATGGGCGACGGATATTGATTCTTCTGTATGAAACCTGCAACGTTATCCAGGTTGCCCGTTAATTGGGTTGAGGTCAACGCAAAGTAGGCGTCTCGAACAGGAGCTGTACCGAAACGGTTCTCGCCCTCAAGATTATCCATGATTGTATAGGCATTGTTATTCAATAACGCCCTCACAACCGCGTCTACATCGGCACGAGTAAGTTCTGTTGGGTTGTCGCCGTTCACACCGCCGGTGCAGTTAATGAAAGAGGCTGTTGAAGCAAGCATGTCACGGGTGAGTTGATCTTCAGTTTGTCGAAGAGAAACACCAAGACGAGCTGCGCATTCGTTGAGAACCGGATCTTGGTTCTGCAACGTGACTTGTTCGTTGATTTGTACGTAAGTTCCGTAGAAAGATATCTTAGCATCAATATCAACAGCAGTCAACGTCTGAGGGGGAGGCGTCACGCCTGAGTTCCCTAGCGGTACCATTGCAGTATTCAATGGATTGTATCGCCTCATCCTGAGCGTGTTCCCGCCGTTTCTAGGCATGTTTTTCTTCATCGCGGCAATCTTATGGATCATGTTCGGAACTGGAACACTCAGGAGCTTGTAAGAAAAGCTCTGTTGAACCGGACTTGGAAGTACGGATGTTGTAGTTATAGCCATAGTATAGCTCCTTAAGAATTATTTCACAAATAATCTTAAGCTGGACGAAAGCTTGAAGTATATGACACACGTCATATACTATACGTCCAAATTGAGTTGGCGAAACTCAGAAAACGCCGAAGGAGAGAGAGTAGCGAAGTCTCGTAACGCTATTATTAGTATAAGTTATTCTCTCGAGGTAATGCAAATGATCGGCAATAAATATGGTAAGTGGGAAGTAATTGAAGAAATAAATCCAGGAATGCTACGCCGAAGACTGTATAGATGTAGATGTGAGTGTGGGAATGAAAGCGAAATTCTGGGTACATATCTGCGACGGGGGCGTTCTAAGCAGTGTGCAAATTGCCGATACCTATCCCTATTTGATCCCAACAAAGAATTGGGTAAGAAGTACGGTAAATTAACAGTAATAAAATACGTAGATGTGCAAAGAGGCCTAAGGCGATACGAAGTTAGATGTGATTGTGGCAACGTGGGAATGGCTTTCGGCGCTTACTTGAGATCGGGTGACTCAAAACAATGTAAACCATGTCGCCACAAAGAAACCGGCTTGAAAAGCGTCCGACATGGCATGCATAAAACTGAGACATATAATGCTTGGAGCTCTATGAGGGCTCGATGCCGAAAAGAAACCAATGCTGCTTATAAGAACTATGGGGGTCGCGGAATAACAGTATGTGAACGGTGGGAGAAGTTCGAGAACTTCTACGCTGATATGGGCGATAGACCAAAAGGACTTGAAATAGATCGTACTGATAACAACGGTCCGTATTCCCCAGAAAACTGTAAATGGGTAACTCGAAGCGTAAACAATCTGAATAGACGCGACTCTATTAAGAACCGTCCAAATATGAGTATACCGCTTAAAGCATGATAGCTCCCGCAAAGGAGAGCTATCACACATAGTGAAGAGAGGATTTGAATCCCCATTGACCGAAAAAAAAGAAGTAGGAGTATCCAAAAACGGCCAATGGGTCCAAAGCGGTAGTTTATTATCGGCGAGCATCCATCATTTCTTTAAGGAGCTGCGCCTTTAGTTCATCGGTCAAGCCGTTAGCAAAAGCGTTTGCATGAGAGAGAGGGCTGTCGCCTTGCTGGGGATTAACGCTCGCTAAGGGACGAGGCTTTACCGCATTGCGTTGTGCACGTTCTCTATCAGCTGCATATGCATCTTCTTGATGAATCCCTAGTTTTTTTATCATCGTATAAGCAGATACAGCAGTGCTATAAATGTCAGTTGATGAGTTAAGTGTATGAGCAAGTTCTGGATACATCAAGCGTAAAGTTGCAACATTATCTTTAGAGACAATAGCATCAAAATCAGGGTACTGCATCTTGAGTTTAGCTTCTGCAAGTGTGGCTGTTGACTGTAGCTCAGTCTGCTTAAGCTTAGCTTCAAGTTTTTCTATCTGCTTCTGCATCTTTGATAAATGCTTGCCTTCTGCAAGGTCATCATCACCAAGGTTAACCGAGTAATCTTCTTCAGGGTTTTTTGTAGCTTCAAGCTCTTGTAGGCGTCGCATCGCTTCATCGCGCTCACGTTCTATACGTGCAGCTTTTTCACGTAGTGCACGAAAGTTTTTAGCTTGCGGGGTTTCCTCAACGACAGGAGCTTGAATCTCTTCAGAAGAAGCAGCTTCTTGCATGGA